ACACCGTCAAGTTTAGGCGAATACAGCATCACAGACATAGGGGTTTAGTCCGTGCCATATTTCCAGGACAATTTAGACGAAGTCTTGTCCTTTGACGGAATTCGCAATTTTACCGGGGGCCAGGCCAGCGGACTTCAGTCTGATCTATTGGGCGAAAACCAGGTTCAACAGTTGTACAATATGACCCTTTCCCCAAAGGGCAATCTTGAAACCAGGGTCGGAACTTCTAGCTTTGCCACCGGGGCGACCAGTGGAACAGGATCTATCGGCGGGATGCGGTACTACGAAACAGGATCTACGTCGCAATTGCTCACCGTAACAAACGGAAGATTCTACAGCATCAATTCAAGCGGGAGTGCGACAATACACCCGGCAGATTCAACATGGATCGCAAACACAAGCCTGTTTGGAACGAGCACACAAAAATGGGCTAACGGTTATTCTGTTAGTTCTGCCGTCGAAGTGAGCATGGCGCAATTCAATAACAAGATGTACATAGCCGACGCCGACGGAGATCTGCACTATTGGGACGGAGATATTGTGGTAAGACAGGCCGGAAAGGTCAGGGCAATTACGATAACCAGTGGTGGCACCGGGTACACTAGCGCAACGGCAATTGTGACAGGACCGCAGTGGGGAGGACAATTCCCTACGCTTATTACTCAGGTCGCAGGAGGCGTCGTCACAGGCGTGACCGTTGTCGAGGGAGGATCTGGATATTCCGCAGCCCCAACCGTGACGATTGTTGGGAATGGATCTGGAGCGACAGCGACGGCAACTGTAAGTCCGCCACCTCAAAATCTTAGGCTTTTGATCAATACCGAAAACAGACTTTTTGGGGTTGGGTCTGGAGATACTAGGAACACGCTTTACGCCTCAGACATACTCGACCCCGCGGTGTGGGACCTCACGAACAGCATCGTCGTGAACGGAGACGATGGGGATCAAATCACGGCAATCGTCCCATACTATAAAAACAGGATCATTGTATTCAAGAAGCGCCGAGTCTTCCAAGTGGACATTCCTAACGATGCCACAACGGCAGCTGATTGGATCGTGTCTATCATATCAAATAACACTGGATGCGTTGCGTCTGGGACCGCGGTCCAGGTGAGTAGCGATATCCTGTTTCTGTCTGACAACGGAATTCGATCCTTGGTCCGCTCGGTTGCAGACGACTTTAGCTCAGTAGGTGTACCAATCTCAGAAGTTATCAAAGACGTCATCCAGACCATAAATACTGACTCAATCAGGATTTCTACAGCAATTTATTACGACAATAGATATTTTCTGGCAGTTCCGACAGGATCAAACAACACCAACGACACTCTTATAGTTTACAATACTGTGCTCGGAGCATTTGAGGGCACTTGGAGCCCGAGGATAATGCAGTTTACTCTTACGAATTTTAACCAGGCTGGGACCAGGGCAATGTTCAAGAAGGTAAACGGAGTTATTGAACAGTATGCTGGCTACAAGTCCCCCGCCGGGACAGTGTCGTCCGACTACCAGGATGCCGGGACAAACTACGAGTCCTATGTTCGCACAAAAGATTTTAATTTTGGAGATACGTTTGCTGCCAAATATGGCTCGCATTTCGAGGTCATATTTGACGACTCTTTCTCTAGCAACGCCAATATCTTTATTCAGAGAGATGTCGACACTGGAGATATTAGCGTTCAGTCCGGGCTAAACATTGCAAGTTCAGTCCTGACCCTTCCGTTTGTTCTTCCAGCGACCCTTCCGACTTCAGTAAAGAAGCGGATTGCAAGCGATCTTCGCAAGTACGAGAAGTGGCGCCTGTTGAATATGAAAATCTCAAGCACCGCAAACAAAATGGCAATTCGCCAAATTATTGCAGCCGCCAACCCGGACACGATCGAGATTCAGAAAGTAATATGACAGCTATAGAATACATTGAAGCGTCCGGCGTGCCGGAGGGAATGTGGCACAACCTAGCTGATTGGTTTAATTGGTTTGAGATGCAGGGCCTGGTAGGAATTGTGAAGGATGGGGATGAGATTGCCGGGCTAGCGCTAGCCAGGTGCCTAAACGATGGGCAAAAGCCTGACCACTATGTACATTCGGAAAATGGTGACAATATTTTTGTTGACTTGACGATATCCTCAAAGGGTGCTATCTCCTTGAGGTGCCTGTTGCTGCTCCTTTGGGAGCGATTTGGCATGCGTAAGCGTATTACGTTTAACCGTTCTGGAATATCCAGGAGTTATGATTATATGAAATTTATGAAAAAGGCTAGAGTTTAATATGGGAGGCTCTCCGTCAATCCCCTCACCTCCCCCTCCACCGAGTCCAGCAGAGGTGGCAGCTGCCAATGCTGCTGCGTATCGCGAGAACGTTAATACATACATCAGCAAATTGCCAGAGATGGCAGCTGTTGAAAATAAGATGCGGGTGCAGTACATGCCCCAACAACGCGCATTAGAACGTCAATTATCTGCGTTGGATCAGCAAGCAGGCGTGCAGGCTGGCTTACAGCTAGAACGTCAATACGGTCCGCAGAGGACGCTGGAAGGGTTGCGCAGGGCGTATGAACAAAGCCCACAGGCGTATGCCTTGAACCGTGGATTGGGCAATCAAATGACCAGGCAGTTCGCACAACTTTACGGTCAGAGTCCATACGGCTCTGTAGAACAGAACGTAGCCATGAATCGCCAGCCAGGACCCTTTGATTTCTATGGCACAATTGGAACAGGCATCAGCAATCCAGAGTTAAAGGCTTAATATGGCAAGTTTACTGTCACAAGCTTCGGCTGGAGCAGCACGTCCTGGCGTAACTTATTGGGTTTGGCCCGACCAAGATCATTTTGAGCCTGCATCAAGCACTAATTACAGGCAGGCAGAAGAGGGTGGGTATGCTGCTGGCGGAAAAATGTTAGATGGCTCGCAAGTGAATACCTTAATTGCAAAAAAGCAAGATGATGCATTCAAGGCAAGAGTTGATGCGCTTACTAAACCCAGGTTGGATGAAATGCAAAAAAGGCTAGATGAACAACTTTCTCAAGAAAAAACATACAATTCATTGGCCGAACAAATTAAGTCCCTAACTGGTGGCGAGTCTGGCTATACGGCTGGCGGGGCTGCTGGTCCTGCCGGGCCTGCATTTAACCAGGCATTGGCTCAACTTTCCGCTGCACGCAACTACGGATCGTCCGATCTTGGCACGATGCTTAACTTCCAAGTATCCGATCAGCAGATCGTTGACGACTACAACAATTCAAGGTCATTGAAATTAGAAGATGTCATCAAGCGCGGCAACACGCAGATCGCTGGCATCCAAGAAAGACTTAATACCGCAAACGAGCTTTTGGCTGGGTTGCCAGCAAATGATGCTCGCAGAGCCTCATCCAATGTTTTCGTTAAACAACTCAACGATGACTTAAAGAGCGTAACCAGCGCAGTTACTGAAGCGCAGGATATGCAAAAGAATTTCAAGCCTATCACGATTGATAGTCCCGAAGGGCTAAAGGAAATTACCGCATTCCGTTCTTTTGCCCAATTGCCAGAAGAGCGCGCAGCCCAACAGCTTTACCAGATTGACCCAGATTCCTACCGCACTGCGGTTAGCCTAGGTCAGCAGTATCGTCAAATGGCTAGTCAGCCGATTGGCCCGACAACCACACCGGAAACCGAACAACTTCGAACGGCAATCGAAGAAGAAGCAATGAACCAGCTTCGACTTGGATCGACCATTGGTGCCGAAGAACGTCGCGGATACGAGCAGGCGATCCGCGGGGCTCAGACTGCCCGGGGCAATATTTTCGGTCTTGGACCAGCAGTGCAGGAGGCCGCGCAGATCGGAGCAGCCGGAGAACAACGTAAGTTGGCTAGGTTCGGAGCCGCACAACAGTTCCTTGGATCTGGCGAAACATCCGGTGCAGCTAGGGCTCGCGATCTATTACTTCGTGAAGGCATCCAACAGAATAGGCTCGGGGCCGCGGCTGGATTCATTGCCGGAGGACCTAGCATTGGCAATTTGGCCCAAGCAAGGACAGCACAACAGCAGGCTGCAATGCAGGGCTACATCCAGGCCAATCAGGCTCTACCAGGTGGATTTAATCAGCAGGCATCTACTGCTGGTCCTTTCTACCAAGCTGTTGATCAGAGCATTCCTGTCGCCCTCACTCAGGCGTTTAATGATCTTTATCGCTCGCAGGCCAACTACCAGGCCAGCACTTACGGAGCCCAGGTCGCGGCGCAAGCTAGCTCAAATAACGCTAACTCTATTCCGAATTATTTGAATGCAGGGGCCAACTTGGTTGGTGGCATTGCCCCCAAGGGTATAATCACAGGTGGTATTTTCTGTTGGGTAGCTAGAGAGGTTTATGGTGAAGACAATCCCAAATGGCTACAATTTAGGGAGTGGATGCTGACCAAGGCGTCCGATAATCTAAGAAACTTCTACACTGAGTACGGAGAAAGAATTGCGGAATCGATACGCAACAAACCAAAAATCAAGTCCATCATCCGCAAGTGGATGGACAGCAAGATAAAATAATTTTATGGCAGAACCAAGACCACTATTCCCATTCCCATCTCAGGCCGAAGAATATAGAAAAGAAGATGCTCGTCAGGCGTTGGAAGATCAGGATCGTGCGCTTCGAGTTGAAATGCTAAAGCAAAGGCTCTATCCAGAACAGGAAGCGAAAAGGGTTGGAGAAGCATTGATGGCATCGAGCGATCCTGTCGAGCAGGCCGCACTAATGAACAGGCTAGTAGAGACGACAGGAACAAGGGCAGCACCTGGTACAAGCATTGTAGTTCCAGCCGGACTTCCAGAGGAACTTGTCGACGCCTATGTAGATCGTCAGGTCAACAAAGTTAAATACTACAAGGAAAAGGCGATGATGGAGCAGGACCCCGAGAAGCGCAGAATCATGATGAGCGTTGCTGACGCAGGGGAAAAAGCTCTTGTCGCTAAAGGAAAAGAATTGACGCAGGCAGATTTTGCATTTGAGTCAAATATTCGCGAAGCGTATCGCATGGCAGACGAGCTCGAGAATACTGTTAAAAAGTACGGCAATTTTGAAACTATGGACCCAGAGGGGTCCGCGACGCTAAAGCAAATTCCGTATCTATTTGCAGTATCTCTGGCGAAAGTTCTTGATCCTGGATCTGTGGCAAGAGAAGGAGAAGTTGAGGCAGCTAGGAAGTTTGCCATTCCGATGGGAACGACTCCTGTATCTGTTGGTTTCAATAATCCGCTCACAGGGCCAACTACAGCAACGACACTCGCTGCGATTAAAAGCATGAGAACAAGGCTGAAGGCAAGGGCTGAAGACTATAAGAGCATTGCTGGGAGAACCGTTGAGTTGCCCAAGTCGAACTTGGACGATCAATCGCAGGGCCAACAAGCCGGGCAGGCTGGGCAACAGCAACAGGCACCACAACAAACCGCGCAACGTCCGATGAGTCCTACCGGATTCGGGGGATACGATCCTCGCACTCGCAAGGTAATTCAAAACCGCTAGTCGGTCATGGCCGACGAAATCATCCAGGACCCATTGGAGGCAGCAAATTATTTGCTGCGCCAGTACCGCGACAATCCCGATTTTGAGTTCACGCAAGAAGAAGCGTCGCTAGTCCACAACGCGTATCAAGGCGGAGTTTCGTTTGTCGACTCCAAGCCTGTCATGGACGAGGCATCGACCTCATCATTCCTAAGATCTCAGGACGAATCAGACCCCACATTCATAGCTAGCGAAGAAGAATTTTCTATCCTAAAAGCTACTGAGCCTGGGGCAATGAGCAGGATTGGGGCGGGAATGACCGGGGCCGCGGAGTACTTTGGGCCAGTAATTAAAGAAGGCGTACCAGAATTGCTTAGGACCGCAGCTATGCGTGAGCCAAGGCCAGGAGAACCTTCACTTCCGGCTACGTTACTAGAAGCCGGAGCTAGGGGAACGATGGACATAGGAATGATGGCAGCCGGGGCATCTAAGTTTATCGAAAAGGCTCCCTACATGGCGGCTGGAGCGCTTGGGATGCAGAACGACTACAAGTCCTACCTAAACCAAAAGACGATCGACCAGAACTACCAGATGCAGGCAGTTGACAAGATCAACGCCGAAAGAGCTCAAGGGAAAAGCATTATCGGACTTCCCGAAGGAACGTTCGCACCAAAAGCCGCGGAGGCCGCGAGCATGGTTTTAGATCCGACGCTCGCAGTTCCATTCATTGGGCCAGGAGCAAAGGCGACCGGAGTTGCCGGAAGAGGATTAGGCGCCACAACGAGAATAGCCGGAGGGATTGAGACCGCGGCCCGAGCAACAGGCGGAGCCATTGATCTTGGAGTCGAAAAGGTTGGGCAAGGCATCCAGCGCGTTCTGCCTGGCGTAACTGCGCCGAAGACTGCAGGAGCAATCGCCACAGGAGCGGCCGCAATAGGCATCCCCGGGGCATTCCCAATCGGGGCCAAGGTTGCCGGAGTTAGGGCCGGGGCGGAGATCGCTGAACGCGGAGCCCAGGCAGTCCGGATCGCTGGTGAAGAGGCGATGACAGGACCGTCCAGGATGACCGTCATGGAGCGCGTCGCGAAGAACCAGAAGAATCCTGAGTGGCTTAGAAAGGCCGCGAGCACATCGATCGTATCTTCTCCGATCACGCAAGGGGCCGCGGAGCTTGGCCTGGAGACAGGCAAGGGCGCTGTCAAATCTGCGGCCGTCGGCGCAGGGTTGGGCTATGTTGCGTCTGGTGGTGAGGAAGAAGGGATCGGAGGTGGATTGGTTATTGGAGGAGGTCTCGGCACGATCGGTGGAGCGGTCAAAGGAGTCGCAGCGATCCCGGCAAAGAAGGCGCTCGCAAAGCAGGGCGACGTCAACAGATTGTTTGCAAGGCAGGCAGATCTTGGTCTGGACGTAAATAAGATTGCCGATTATGTTCGCAAGGATAATCGTCCATTCCTAGACGCCGCGACGCTCCAGATGATGGCACCTGACGTCCAGGTTGAATTTCACGGTCGAGATTCGTTTATGATGCCCGAGAATGCCGGGATCAACGCGGCCGGAGTTGTTAAGGCAGTTCTGGATAAGTCAGGCACGACAAGGCTTCTGGTCAACATGGACGATATGCGGTCATCCGGGGATACGGTTAAGCATGAGATCATGCATGCCATCATGAAGTCTCCTGCAATTAATAAGGCCGAAGGGCGAATGGCAGTCATGTCAGAATATGGTGAAGAAGGTCTTCGCAGATTTGGCAACGAGTACGCCAGGAAACTTTTGGAAGGCGAGCGCCAGGGCCGTGGCACACCAACCGAGGCTGAAGTAAGGGCAAAGGCAAACGAGCTACGCGAAGGATCACAGCGGTCTGAACCAGGAGCCGGGGATCTGGATTGGATCGCAGACGAAGTCCTGGCGGAACAGTTTGTGGGCGAGTTCCGCGGTAAGGATCTGGATTCTCTTCGACGCAAAACTCTTCCAGGCACAGATCTTCTTTCTCTGCAGGAAGGATTCTTGGCCCCTGTTGGAAGGCTTTTGAATAAGTTCGGGATCGACACGACCGGGCCTAAACCGACGAATATTGACACGCTTTTCAAGGACAATCCCTTAGTCCCATCAAAGCAATTGCGTGAGCTCACGACAAGATGGTTCCGGGACCGCGACAAGTATCTTGACGGACTAGAGAAGGCAGAGAAGCAGAAGGACGTGACGCTAGTCCCGGGGCCAGGGAACAGAAACCTAGCGAACAATCCAGCGATTCAGTTTACTCGCAATAGAAAGACAAATTTAGAGGAGAACGATTTTGCTGTCAGGTTCCCGGACGGTACCATTCGGGCCAAGGACCCAGCATCGATCCTAGCAGTTGACAAGGCCCGGGTGGCTGACGTTGGGCGACTCTATAATCCGGATGCTGTGCTAGAGCGAGGGAGCCCCGAGTTTGGCGTCAAGATTCAGTCTGACGGAAAGCCATACGTCGGAGGCAACACCCTCCCAGAAGGATTCTTTAACCTCGACAGTTTTAACGATTTCACGAAGGAAGTAGCCAAGACCCTCCAGGACAGTCGCCAGGAAGGTAAGACATATTCTGTTTGGTACCAGAAGGTCGGAACAGGCGAGGATGGTAGCTGGGCTCAGTCTGTTAAGCGCGGACTAGGAAACATTAAGGTTGGACAATCCGAGATCGCATTCCTTGGCTGGCGCCTGTCCAAGGCCGGAAACATCCTGGCCCAGGCAGTGGACATATCTGCACTGCGCGGTCGCATGCTTGATTTTGCCAGGAGTGGCAAGGGCCGGATCAACGAGGTGTGGGGCGGAGACCTAGCATCCTATGAGAAGGACGTCATGCAGTACCTGGACAACCATGCCAACGAAAGGCCGGGGGAAACAGGGATCGGAATCGATAAGCGAAACGCGATCAACTATCTGTTTGGAATCACAAACATTGCCAACAAGAATGCGAATCCCATGTACGCCACCGAAGGTCGTCCCCCGGGAAGCCTGGTCAAATCCTATCGCTTGGACCGTATTGCCAACTCTCGCGATACCGGGCGCACAGGATTCTTCTTCGACTACCAGAAGCAGGCCGCGAACTTGGCTCCAGCGACTAACGAGAGAGTTCCTAAAGCTGAACCAATGCAAGAAGAGTCCACGGCTTCAAAGATAGTCAATTTGTATGAAAAATACGATTTTGGTGATGAAAACTTAACCCAAATGGATGTTGCCATAGAGTTGAGAAAAATACTAGACGACTCGGAGGCCAATAATTTGGATAAACTAGAATCTGCATTAAAAGAATATGAATCTGCCCAACAGGCAGATGCTTTTGAGTATGGGAAAAGATCTGGAGAACCAGAGTTCTATGCCGAAAGATTGATGAGTGAGCTTGCCAAATTCTCTTCTGATCAATCTAAAAATTTATCAAATATTAAAGAGCAGAAGCAGTTTGCCCCAGCCACGACCGAAGAGGACAAGTTGCGTGAATTGGCGTCGAGCGTTTCCGGGCTAAAAAATGCAATCAAATTCATGACTCCAGACGAGCAGAAAAAACTTCGCCGGGATACAGGACAGAAGATTGTTGATATTCGCGAGAAGCTGCCGTCGGCGCAGGAATTTGCGGAGGTGGCGATCGCCGGAGAGGCAAAGCGCGGGTGGTACAGGAAGAGTACTCAAGCGCTGATCGATGTTTTTGACAGCGACGCACCAAGGTTCGCGGCCCTCCTGGCTGCGTTGTCTCCTCAGACTTCCGTAGAGAGCAACCTGGTCAACGCGCTAAAGACTTGGACTTTGTGGACAAAGGAAGGACGCCCTCAGTCAACCGACAAGATTTTGAATATCATGGCAAAGTCCGTCCAGGGTAGCGGTACCCTTGATTCGGTCCTGGGCGCCTGGAGAAACAATTCGATCGAGGCACTCACGTCCGTAGATCCGGAAAAGATTATGCTCTCCGGGCCAAAGGTGAATTCGTTCATGCTCAATCTGCGCGACATGGTGAACGAGGTGACCAATGACGCATGGATGGCAACGTTTGCCGATATTGAGCAGACCATGTTTTCCGGCAGTAAGACCAAATCAGATCCAGGCAAAGGCCCTGGATACCTAGCTATGTCGAGTCGAGTCCGAGAGGCTGCACAGAAGGCGAGCGAATTAACTGGAGACAGCTGGACTCCGGCTGAGATCCAGGAAACTGTTTGGTCGTTTGCTAAGACTCTTTACGAGATGCGTAAATCTGCCGAAGAGAAGCGCACCATGGTTCAGATCGTCAAAGAGGGTGGGCTGACAGGGGAGAAGATTGGGGAAACTCCTGACTTTTCTTCGTTGTTGCGCACCGGGGAATATCGGGATATACTTGTGCGCAATGGATATGAAGGTGCAATCGCCATCCTTGAGGGAGCAGGAAATAAGCCTGACAGAGGAAATATTGCTGGAGCGGGAGAAGCGCCAGGAGTCTCTGAAGGCAAAGCAAAACCGTCTACTAGCGGTCCTGTTAAGCCAACCCGCGGAGTCCTCTCCTCGGCAAAAAGGCTAGATACTGTTTTCAATAGAAGACTCGCCGAGTCGCTTGCCAATCAAGGCAAAAATCTAGAATCAGCAGTAAAGTCTAGGTTAATTAAAAAGCAATTGGAGGCTAAGAAATGACCTCACTCGACGTCGACGTATCTCCATCTGGAGATAAAGCCAGCAGTGTTTTGAGACGCGTCAATAACTGTTCCGCCCCTTGTGACGAATCCTCCGTAGGAACTGTCAGCATCCACAATCATCTTTCTGTTCAGGATCACACCTCCGTAGGAGCCGGATGCAGTTGTGATCATTCTTCCGTTGATGTACCCAGCGTACTCCCCGCCGGAGGTCTGGATGATATCCCCGGCGAAACAGTTTCCGAATGACAGGGCAACCAACAATAGGATTTTCTTCATGGCAAGTATTCTAACACAGATCCCGGAACTAAGCGCAAGCAGAAATTTTACCCCATTTGGGGCCGGGGAATTTGACAGGCAAAACGCATCTAGGCCAATGCAGGAGCCACAGAGGGTGGGGTGGACCGACGAGAAGGGTCAGCGCCTAGTCGCCATGTCTGAGCGCATGCGGTCGGCTGCGTCGATGGATGATATTCGGGCAGAGACAACGCAAAGAGCAATGGAGGACCAAGTGAGTAAAAATATTATGCAGGATCAAAACTTAATGGGGCCAAAAGTCCCGAAGAACGAATACGACTCAGCCCTGGCAACAGTCGACATGGAGGCCAGGAAGGACAAGTCCGGGAACGTTATGGTCTACAATCTTCCTTCCGGGGATATGGGCGGGAGCTACGAGGTTGCCGGAATCAATGACAAGTATCATCCCGCGGCCGCCGAGATGTTGAAGAATCTTCCGCCCGGAGAACGCAGGGACGCAGCTGCCAGGTACGTCGTAGAATATACCAAGCCCTTCACGTCTAAACTTCCTGAGCCTTACCGACCCTTCTTCCAGGACCTGGCATTCAACCGCGGGGTCGGAGGGGCGACAAAGTTCCTGCAACGCGCGATCGGGGTGAAGGATGACGGAGCGCTTGGGCCTCAGACGCTCAAGGCTCTGGAAGGGTTGAACCCATCCGAGGTAATGAAGAACGTTTCTGTCGAGCAGATGACCTACGAGAGAAGGCTTGCGGAGCAGAACCCGGAACGTAAAAAGTTTCTCAATGGTCTCCAGAATAGAGTCTCGAACAGATATCGACTTTTCGGGAATGCTCCAACCGGGTAATCGTCAGACAGGAGCGGTTGGAGTTGCCAGGGTAATCGCAGGACTCCTCGCTTCCGGGTGGAATGTGTTGACCCCATTTGAGGACAACGCCGGGTACGATATTGTCGCGGAGAAAGACGGCACATTTAAAAGAATCCAGGTCAAATCTTGCGGATCTCCAAGGTTGCACAGCAGTGGCAGAAGGGGCCCGAGCTACAAGTTCAGCACCGGGCGCGGAGTCGACAAGAGGAAGTACGGCAAGTGCATCGACCTAATATTCCTGGTCGCGCTGGACAAGGATTTGCTTTGGGTATTTGATTCAAGAAAATTAAAAGCAACTTGCACCGCATCTCCAGAAGATTCCATTGCCTGGATGAGCCTGTCGAAGATATAGCAAGTCAAGCTAATTAATAATCCCCAAAAATAATGTATTGACCTGACTGCCATGTTTCTGGCAGAGTCCGGTGATCTTGAAACAAGGAGGTCACCATGGGCGGAGGAA